ATTGAAGAGCGTGTGCGATGTAGAGGATGTCCGTGATCGGATCATAAAACCCTAGTACTGCGCCGAACGGGTGGGAGTATTTGCGGGACGATCCGCCCATTCCCCCGAAGTCCACGCCCCAGCCAAGCCTCCAATGGCCGAGAGGTTCAGTGATCGGCGGGATTTCGATGGTCTCGCGCTGGATTGGGAAGATAGCGCCGGAGCCCATGATCGGCCTTCCGGAGCGCCTTGCTTCCTGTTCGTGCACCGGGAAGCTGCTAATGCGCCCGTCGTATTCCTCTTTGGTGAGGTGCCCATTGGGATCGGCCACGATATCGTCGCCGGTCATATTGACGAATCCCTTGTTGGGATCGTCCCCGCGAGCAAAGCTCTGGTAAAGCTCGGTCTCACCAAGAAGCGGCGTGAACGTGATAATCATCGACCCCTTGGTCGCTAACCCTCGCGCCTGACACTCGGTGTAGATCTTGTAGTCCTCAGGCTCCTCATCCATCCAGTTGAAGTCCACGGAGTCTGCCTGGAATTTCTGCCACCCCTGTTCGTAGGACTTAAAGCCGAGGGTGGAGTATCCACCGGTAACGTGCTTCACGGCGATCGATGCGAAGGCTCCTGTAGTTCCCCTGCCGTAGATAGGGGCCTGATCGAGACAGCTCTTTGGAATATATCCGGTGCCCAGAGTGTTTGGCGTATTGGGCTTCCCGCAGAGCTTGAACTGGTTGATGTTCATCGTCTTGTCGGCGGTGAGGCCGCAGGCCCAAGCTAGGATCGGTCGGTCGTATCGGAGTCCCGGCCACCAATCCGGGTAAAGCCCCGTTAGGTGACAGGCCGTCTCGAATGCCCCTGCTTCAGACTTGCCGAGCTGGTTTCCTGCGTTCAGCATCCGCTCTCGCTTCGTCAGGCCTAGGGCGAAGAAGTCTCTCTGCTTCGCATATGGGCGGAACGTGTGAAGCCGGTTATACTTCTTGAACTCAGCCGCCGACCTTAGCGTCTTCGCCAAGTTGGACAGTTTGGCGATGTCCTCAGACATGGTGCCTCGACGAATTGCAGAGCTTATGGGCGAGTGCGAGGTTAGACAGGTCGTTAGTGCCGCCCCGAGATACCGGTATTAGGTGCTCGATTGTTGCCCAGTCGTCTGGTTCACGAATACCGAAGCCCACTCGCTTTCCGAACAGCAGTGGCTTCTTGCACCAGCAGCATAGTGGACCGTCACGTTCCAGGATAAGCCGCCGGATGGTCTGGCGCTGCTTACCGGTCACTATCGACCTCTGTGAACTCCGCGTCCTCGATACCGGTGGCGCTGATCAGCTGGCGGGCATCCATCCCCAAGTCCGCAGCAAGCCGTTTGATCTCGCGAATGAGGCTCTTGCTGTCCTCCCCGATATGCTCGACCACGATCCTCTGCTCGGCAGTGTAGCCGTTGATCGCGGCAAGCTCCTTAGCGGCCTTGAACTGGTCCTTGTGTTCGTCGTTGCGGGCGATCTTCAACAGAACGTCCACTCCCTCCAGAGCTGCACCGGCAAGCCTCTTGGTCGCCTCCTCCCTCAATGCCGATAACACGTTCTCGTGCCGCATCAGGTAGTAGCCGTGATTGGGCGATAGACCGGCCTTCTTAGCCGCAGACTGGACCCTCTTCGCGCCGACACCGGCCTGAACGAAGGCAATCACGAACCTGCGCTGCTCGTCGTTCAACAGAGCCATCGCCTTGCCATCCTGGCTGCGATCCTCTGGAATAGTCAGTTCCCCACCCACTTCGCTAAAATATCGTAATGTTTCCGAAAACGCAATTCTGCGCTCCCGCCTATTTTTGGGAACCGTCACAGATATTTAGCAATCCCCGCTATTTTTTGAGCCCCCGCACTATTTTCACGACGCCGGAAAGATTGGTTAATGGCATCATACATCACGCTCGCGACTTTGGGGGTGCCCGCCACGGTACCCCCGGTCTTTATCGATCCGTGCTCGGGGGCTGCGAGTGCATGTGTATGGTCGCGGCCAGTAGCGCATGGTCACAGGTTGCGGCGGGGATCAATGTTCCCCAAGCATGTGCCGGGTGCGTGTGTCGCATGGCCGCCGCATCACGCCAGCAACCCGATTGCCGGTGATACCTGAGGGGAACAATGTTCCACCTTTGCTGATGGCGTGAAGTTCCCAGACGATGCAAGGGGCGGGAAATAGGTTGTCTCTCCCTGTCCGCTGTGATGATCAGTCACCCCATTGACGGGAACAATGTTCCTCATTACATCAATAGGCCTCAGCAACGGATCAGTGATCCACCTAGCCCCAAGGGAGAATGGGATGAAGAAAGTCCTCTACGCAGAGGTGAACTACCTCACTGGCACTAAGATGCCTCACCCTACTGGTATCACGAAGCAGAGAGCTGATCGCTTCACTATGCACGCTCCGGGTTTCCGTCCCATGGCGTTCAGGACGCTTGAGGCGGCGAAGGCTAAGCTAGAGCGTCATCCCGGCTTTGTGCGCTGGCTGGAGGCTTGAGCGATGGTCACCACCTATCAGCTCGGCCGCACTGACTACGCGGCCATTCGTGATCTTGCCGGCGATCCCGAGCAGCAACCCGCTCACGTGTCGCAGGAAGAGTTCGACGACATGCTTGGCTGTGTTCCGCCGATCTATGTGACCGGCCTTCCCGGCTTCCTGGTTGGCGAAGCCATTACGGGAGACGAGCGCGGCACTGTGTACGCCAACTACTTCGTTAGCCGCGATGGCCTGACGTGCGCCAGGTACCATTGCGTGAGGGCTCGCCAGCAAGACTGACGCGATCTGGCGGCATGGTGCGATCGTGCCGCCTAACCGCATCAGCGGAAACCATCGGAGCAATGCTCCACCGGACACGGGAGAATGTGATGTCTGAACATGATCGCGAGCGTATCCGCCGCCTGTTTCCAATTCGGCCTGATCCAATCCAGACTCTGAGGGATCGGCGGACGCCATTCGAGCGCCTCTGCATTCGGCTTTGCAGGATCTTGCGCCATGCAACCCATCAGTAAGGCCGAGCTGAACGCCCAGAAGGCGCTTATCCGTTCCTGTTGCGAGGCTGGCGTTGGCATTGAAGGACTGGAGGGCATGGAGCGCTTTAGCTTCGTTCCTCCGCCTTCGACGGCGAGGGACAGAGAGGCCGTGTCCGAGTACGCCAAGCCGTCCAAGCGCTCCAGCTACCGGCCCAAGTGCCGCAACCCTCGCTGCATTTGCCACAAGAGCCGGTGGTTTAAGCACTGCGCTCTCGTTAGCGGAACGGGCGACTATCATATCCCCATGCGCGGGGATGATGCTGCACTGGACAAGGCGCGGAAGGAATACTCCGAGGGACGCCCCAAGCCCCTGCGCAAGTGGTTGGCTGATACCGCTGCCAATCGGCGCGCCGCATGGTCCGCAATTGACGGGGCTGGGCGTAAGAGTCATAGGGGAACAATGACCCCCACGCAGTTCAAGTCCATCCGGGTTAGGGCTGACCTTACGCAGTCCGAGCTGGCCGACTTCCTGCGCATCAGCGACCGGCGCTCGATCCGATATTGGGAGACCGGCGAACGGCAAATCAGCGGCCCGGTTTCGTACCTGATGGAGCTGTTGGATAGCGGTGTCATATCGGCCCGCAAAGCATAGCAGAAACGGCCAAAAACTCAACGTTTTCTGCGAATAAATCGACGCGGCCAGGCGGCGGAATCAAGCCCTAGTTTGGCTTGGCCTTGCCGCCGGTCGCATCGGCTTCCGAAGTCCGCACCCGACACACACCAGCATGTTATCCCGCAGGGGTAGAGCCTGCATCCATTCATGCTCGCAGGGGATAGGCGGACGCGCGTTAGCTATCTTAGCCGAACTCCTTGATGGAATGTGAGCCGATGCTTCGTCTTAGTCCTTCCGGAGCTCGCGCTTGGCCTCTTCGATGAGCTGAGGCAATCGCTCTGAGAGTGCGGTGGCGGCGTCCCACGTCAGCTCGATAAACGTGTCTTCATTATCATCCGGCCAGCTTGCCTCCTGCCGAATGACGATGTTGCCGCGCGTGTTGATGTAGACCGCCACCCCTTGGACTGAGTGTTGAACGATGTCCTCATTGCTCGCGGACCAGTCGAATGTGTCAGCAGCTTCCGTCATGGCCGTAACCTCACCCCTTCCCCGCCTTCACTATCAGCTTCGATGAACAGGACGCCAGCAGCCTCCAGCTCACGCTGCATCGCAGCGATATTGTTCCGGCGAGACTCAGACCGTCCAGCCTCATAGTTGCGGACCGTGGACAGGCCGACATTAGCGCGGCTCGCTAGGTCTTCTTGTGAAAGCCCGACAAGCACCCTCCCCGCTCGGCATGTTCGTGGCGTCAGCATCAAGTACGATGCTTCTCCCGTGACCGGCGCGGAGTCAATCACAGGACGAACACCGATCCGGTCTCGCGCGCAGACCATAATCCCGCCGAAGACTAACGGGGATCGAAACACGCTTAATCATCATTTCCACTCCTTTTGGGCGTAAGAAGTGAAAACATACTCTTAGATGCATATTACGTCAATCGAACGAAAACCATTGCTTTGTATCAAATCGGTACATATAACGATTTCAGTTGAGTAATCGCTCAACGGCCCCGCCCCGGCGCAGCAACGCCGAGACGGAGCCTCACCACGAACTGGGAGTATCCAGTCATGGCTACCGACACCAATAGCACATCTCTGATATTCGCGCTGCACACTCGTTATGAGCAGCTGTGGAATGAGAACCACGCGATCGAAGACGCCAAGCTCAAAATCCCGCACAACCTTCCGTCGCTAAGCCCGCTCTTCCAGCGCAAGTTTCAATTGGAGAACGCTGAGAAACGGAACTCTTCCGAAGAGGTCGCGCTCAACGAAGCCATCCTTCACCAAGTGCCGACCACATGGGAAGAGGCGCTGATCCTCGCGACCCATCTGAAGATTGCCGGGATCGAGGAAAACTCGGAGCGCGGCGACACCCGCCAGAAAGCGGTCGAGGACGGCTTTGATACGCTGCTGGATTTCCTCTTCAGCGAGATCAATCACGACACGTTGCCGTGTGTCGGCCCAATGCTCCTGAGCATCGCCAACCTCGTCTACGACCGTCGCCGTCTCCGCACCGGCAAGGTGGAGGCGTGACATGGCGAGCCACACACCTGACCTCGGGAGGGCTTCGGCCCTCCCCTTTCCCGCCGTGCTGGCGTCTATCCCCTCCTACCCGCGCCCAGTGCTTGAGCGGCTTGTTGCGCGCCTGATTGAGCATCTGGACGAAGAGGACGGCGACTCCGACTTTGAACCGGGGGATGAACCCGGTTCGCCAGACGCTTGGAGTGACGGCCTTCCCGGCGATGTCGAGGACGCGGAAGACGGCCACGACCGAGAGGACATTGACGAACGTGAGCCCGACGACGTTGGCGGGATCGGATTTCACGGCCTCGACCAGCGCGATGTCACCCACTGGGGCGGCAAGTGGAGGGATGAGTGAGCGCCGCCCCTACGCGGCTCAATACCGTGCAGCGAGCCTTCATGCGCGATTGGCTCAACAACTGCATCGGAAGCGCCCAGGCGCAGCCGCCAAGCGTCCGGCGCGACCAGCTGCTGGCGACCTTGAGGAAGTCGCTGGAGCGCTACGAGGATCGTCCGCAGCTCCGGTTGATTGTGGGAGGCAAGCGGTGAGTGCCGTCCTGCAATTCCCGACACGCAACAAAGGACGCGTCAGGAAGACCCAGAGTGTGGCTACCATGGGGAGAGTGGTCCTCGGCGTCCTTCAGCGCGAGGGCGAGGAAATCCCGGCCAACGTCGTTTGCATCGACGAGCCGGATGGGCCGGATCAAGGCATGATGGAAAAGAGCGAGCACGTCCTGCTCGCTATCTGTGTCTATGCCGTGCTCAGCAAGGAGCAGAAGAAAAGCATTCGCGACCAGCTTGGCTACCTCGCCGGAAACGGTAATCGCGTAGCGCAGCGCGTCCTGAACACTCTGACCGCCGCGCCGTAGCGCAGCTATCTCTGAAAGTATCGAGCGCCCTGACCTAACCGGTTGGGGCGCTCTTTTTGTGGCGAAAACGACCCGATTCCATGTCCCCCCATGTACCGCGCATGTGCCACGGAGACGCGGGTAGAGTTTGTGAAACGGCGGGAAAACGTGGTTTTCGGTGATGGCACATGCGACACACGCCGAACAGGCTATCCGCCAGAGCGTTTCTGAGTAAATCACCTATTTTGAGTAGCTTAGGGATGGTGGAGGGGGCTGGATTCGAACCAGCGTACGTCAGAGACGGGCAGATTTACAGTCTGCCCCGAAGCCGCAGAAATCCGCTATTTATCTGGTTCCATGTACCACCTGTGGGCCATGCGCGCCGCATCAGTCTAGGCCGAGTCGCCTTAGCTGCGCCTCGACCTGATAACGTCCCCGAGATCCTGTGTGCTTCCTCAGGACGGTTTCAATTCTCTTGGCCGCAACCTGGAAAGCTTTGTGCCTGACTTTGCGAGCTTCCCGAGTGACCCGGCCAGATGGTAGGTCCAGCCTTTCGGCTACGGTTCTTTCCAGCTCGCGGACAAGGTCGGCTGCGCGCCTGAGGCCTTCCGCCTCGCCGTTGCGATAATCGCGACTTCGCTTCACCTAGCCTGCCAGCCAAGGCGACGACACAAAGTCTCGAATAGAGCTTCGCCCGTTCCCAGTGGAACCCGGATAGCCGCAGACGCCAATTCTATGTCGCCGTGATCCGCCAAATGCTCTGCGAACCGGTCGAGCAGGCTAGTGGCTGGCAATCGCGTCGGCGCGACTTCCTCGTTCATCCTGGAAAGTGGCGACACCGCTTGCGCCCATGGCAGCCTATTCCCCATCGCTAACCCCCCTCACATTGCGCACTCGAAGCGCTCCAGAAGATCGTTCCAGTTGGAGACGGCGCTTCGCTCGGCGGCAGACGCGGAGTCTCCGTAGAAGAGGACTGTCGGAAGCGAGCCAGCTCCGCAGCTGTGGCAAAAGCACGTAGCTGCATGTCCGTCTGCGTTGAGGTGCTCGACTACCGGGGAAATGCCGCAGATCGGACACTTTCCTAGCTTCTTCTGACGCTCCGGAAATTGAACGATATCGGCGCTCATATCTCCGCGCCTTCGCTAACCAGCACTCTCCCACCCTCGATTTTAACGGTCGTGTCGGCCCAGTCTGTTCCAGCCAAACTATCGTCTATCGCCGTGCCGGGGATTCTCACGAAAACCTTTGGCGCGTTCGGCATTACAGCGGCCCGATGAGCGAGCCTGAAGGCCGCAGCCTGTCCACCGAACTTGTGATCGTTGTCGCCGAATATATGCAGTTCGCGAACGTCTGAAGGCACCAGCCACCGTTCCATGTGTGTCGAGTTTATCAGCGCCCAACACGGCAGCTGGAAATCGCGCATGACGGCCAGCGCCGTCTCTATTCCCTCGGCAACCCCTAACTTCCCATCATGGGGCTGGAGCCTGATCGCTGCATCAAGCGGCAATGATCCAGGCATCAGGCGGCGGCAGGATGCTGGAACATTCTCTCCGACAGGAGTCCATTCTGCCTTTCTGCCGTTTTCCAGATAGGTGCGGTGAATGTTGACGCCGGTACCGTCATTTCCGGTTACCCTCGCCAGCATAGCCGGGAGAGTGCGGACGCGAGGATGATTGCTTACTTCCGCCGCCGGGTGAAATCTCAGATTGTGCGGGTATGGACCATTCAAGCCCCTGCTGCGCAGGTATTGAGCTACTTCGTCGTCTAGGATCGGAAGCGCTGCCCTCCAGAGGTCTCCGCAAGCCTTGCGGGCCACTGCTGGATCAATTTCTGGTCTCGGCTTACGTTCCGTCGCTTCTCCCAGGCGATCACGGATTTCCCGTGCGCAGTCGGCAAACGACATGCCCGTGAACTTGAGCGCGAGGTCCATGCCGTCGCCGCTACCGCACTGGTTGCAAATCCACGTCCCGCGTCCCTCTTTGTCGTCGAACCGGAACCGATCGCGCCCGCCGCACAGTGGACAAGGGCCATGCAGGTTGCGCAGATGGTTCTGGTCTACGCCCAGCATGTTGAGGATGCTGGCCCACTTGTTACGGGCCTGATCCCTGATCTCTGGCCTAGCGCCGATCATGCCACTTGCTTCCGCTTGGAAAAGGCGATGTCGCAGTGACGGACGTAGCCGATAACGTCGCCAGCTGCGGGGATGGGAAATTCGGAAAGTCCACGCGGCCACACTCCAAACTTTCGCTTGTAGGTGTGCGCTACCCATCCGTTTGACCGGCCACGATCGCGGGCAATGCCCAGCAGAGATGAATACCATCGCTGCTTCTCGTCTCTGGACAACTTGATGGCGGATGGATTGACTTCGACCAGCTCGCCGTCCGCTTCCTCAAGATCGGAGCGACGTTCCGGCTTAAACCCACAGGACGGGCATTCGTGGACCTTGGGCGGCTTCAGGAACGAGCATGAAGGGCACTCCTTGGGCAGCACCGCCTTGGCTTCGATCTTGCTGCGCTCGCCCTTCTTTGCGGTACACAGCTCGCCGTGGTGAATGTCCGTGACAAAGCCCAGGCGGAGTGTGTTATCAGCGTGATCGAGGATGAGGCAGTCGGATTTTCCGGGATGGTCGCGAAGGCCGCGCCCGATCATCTGAACGAACAGCATTTCAGATTTCGTCGGCCTAGCCAGCACTACGCAGGAGACGAACGGCCAATCCACTCCGGTTGTCAGACAGGCGACGTTCGCAACCACCTTGATTTCACCCGACTCAAGTTTGCGTCGGATCTCATTGCGCTCGTGAGGCTCAGTGTACGCATCGATGTAGCCACAGCCGATTCCGTTATCCAGGAACCGCTGCTGCACTTTCTTGGCGTGGGCTCGATCGACGCAGAACACGAAGGTGCTCCGGCCTTCGCCCATCTTCTTCCACGTTTGAACGATATCGGCGATAAGCCCTCCTTCAGACATCGCGGCAGACAGCTGCGCCTCGTGGAAGTCGCCTCGAACAGTCGCGACACCGGCAAGATCGGGATGGGCGGCAGCGAAAACCCGGAACGGGCTTAGGAACCCAGCGTCGATAAGCTCCTTCATCGTGACCGGGATCAACAGATCGTCATAGACATTCCCGAGACCTCTGGACCAGGGCGATGCGGACAATCCGATGAACGGAGTGTCGGCCCAATCGGCGCTGGCCATGACCTCGTGCAGCCATCGGTTCTGCCGGTGGCACTCGTCCACGATCACGATATCGGCATTGAACATCTGCCGACGCTGCAGGGTCTGGACTGAAGCGATTTGAATCGGCTTAGACCAGTCCTGCATCATGTGATCGGCCTGGATCACGCCTATGCTGTGCAGGCCCTCGGCGTAGAACGCCTTCACCGTCTGGTCGATCAGGCTGATAGCATCCACCACGAACAGCAGGCGGACGCAGGGGTTTCTCTCTCTAGCCATCCGGAAGATGGCGGCTGCGATAACCGTCTTGCCCGCCCCGGTCGCTAGTTGGAGGATTGGCCTTCGCTTCCCTTGCACGAACGAGCCGCGCAGCAAGTCGATTGCACGAGTTTGGTGAGGCCAAAGCTCTTTCACGAGCGCCCTCCACCAGTATCTAACTGAATAACCTCTGCTGTCTCTTGGCTAGGACTAGGAAGACCGTTCCCTTCACTTAACTTTACTTGCGGTCGCAATGCGGTCTGATTGCGGTTCGCATTGCGACCGCTATGCGGTTCGCTTTGCGGGGCGCTTTGCGGTTCGCATTGCGCCCACTTTGGCAGTTTCCCCAACGCCGGAGCTGTCGGGCAAAGTGCCCTCAGATGCGTGACCGCAGTAGCGAGTTGCTGCTCTATCGAGCGCAGTTCATCTCGGCGTTGTTCTTCTGATTGGGGGCCGCGATTGCCGCGCTGACCAGCGTGTCGCCGGATCAGCTTATCAATCCATATGCCCAGGGCTATTTCGCAGACGGTGCGGTGGTAAATTCGTCCGTCTGAGCAGAGGACGAACCCTCGGATCGCAATGGCTTTGATGCGCATCCACGACTTTATGTCGCGGCCCATCCCTGCGGCTTTGGCGAGGGCGGGATCGTCGGCGCGCAGCGAACCAGCGGGAGACGACTCCCAGCATGAGAACCACAGATTGATCCCGGCTCTCCACGCCGTGTCGTCGGTGGTCGCGTCGAAGTCAGACTGCCGTAGACGTGGTATGTCGATCAGGATCGACGGATATCCGCCCAAGGTGCATTCTCGCGGCGTCAGCGGTGCTGGCACCTCTGCGACTCGCTTTCGATTTCTTGACCCCCCCGGGCTTGTCATTGGTCAGTGCCACCATCCATGGAGGCCATCCCATGATGCACTCACTCCGGCGATTGCCCGGTACCCGTGGCGCTCTACGGCTTCGTCGTAGACCTCAACCATAAGCTCGACGCCGCCGGTAGCGGCGATCTCGTCGGCGAAGAGCTTCAGCGCTTCGTCGGCCCGCTTCCAATCTTCAGATGGCTCGGGGAGATCGTCGATTGTGAAAATGCGAAACGGGGAAGCGGTGATGGTGTCAGCGCTATCGTCCACAGGATAAGAGCGCGCGGATTGCTTGTTCGCCGCCAGACAGAGCAGCCGCGTCACGGCTGTATCCAGGTCGAACGCCCTCGACAGGGACGCCTGTTGTGTCGCCATGTTAGGCGGCAATCGGTTCGGAGATGAATGCCTGGTCGAGATCGCTCTTGCGGTAGAAGAGCGTGCGGCCCTTGCGGATAACCGGAAGCTGGCGCTTCTCGGTCATGTGATAAACCGAGCGCTCGCTGATGCCGAGGTATTCAGCCGCCGCCCGCGCCCCTTTAATCAGATCATCCGAAAGCATTTGCATTGTCTCCGTTTATTGCGTAGGAAAACTGGTGACTACGCTTACTGACCAAGTTTGAAAACCAACATTGGTCAACTTCGCTCCCTCCGTCAAGTCCGGAGGTGTTCAGGGGGTGCAAATGCCTGTGGATTTCTCTTTCGGTCAGATGGTCGCGGTGTGCTCAGCGATGCAGGACATCGCGCCAAGCAAGCTTCCCGCGTTCACGTCTCGGCTGAAGCACCTGATGCAAGCCATGACAAAAGCGCAGGAGGCGGAAAATCGGACGAAAGGTCCGGGGCGAGGCAGGGTCGCCAAGTTTTCATTCTCGCAGCTGATGAGGGTGGTGATAGCGCTTGAGCTAATCCAGGCTGGCACACCGCCTGCGCTCGCAGCGAGGCTGGTAGAGGGGAATTGGACGCAGCTCCGCGTGGGTGTGTATTTCGGACTCTACAACGAGGTTGAGAAGCGCGCAGCCGGGGATCCTCGCGAGGAAACGTATTGGGTCCTTATGCCGGAGGCGCTCCGCGAACTGTCCAAGTCAGGCGAGAGTTCGTGGGATCACTACGAGGCGTTTGAATCGATCTATCGAACAGACGATTTGGCAATGTATCTCGCCAGCCATTCGTCCACCGGCATGCGCGGTCATTATCGGCGTCAGGTCGTTCTGAATGGTACGGTGATCACGCGCGCCGCCGCCTTCATCATTTCGTTCGAAATGGGCAGGGCGAGCATAGAAGAGCTGCGCGACGAGCTATATCGAGAGATCAAAGACGATGAAGCGCGACTTGAGAAGGCGCTCGAGGAACTTGATCTTAAATCCGAGTTGCAGGCCGTTCGAGCCGCGAAGTTGGATCATCCATATTTTAGAGACTTCGACGAGCGCATGAAGGCACGGGTAATGGAGATCGTGCCGAAACTTACCGACGCTCAAGCTGGTCTCCTGACTGCCGAGGAAGGCACCGAAGTTGATATAATCAAAGAGGATATTCTTGCCCTAAGGCAGTATGATCTCATTGCCGTGAGCCAGGGCGAAATCGTCCGCACTGAACTAGGTTCGTACGTGGCTGACGAATTGCGCCGCAAAGCCAAGGTCGCTGATCACTTATCTGAGCGATCGAAGCGCCGATTAGACCTTTCGATTGAGAACATTGGGCGGATGCAAAAGGCGGGATTGCTTGGCGGCGAGGGACAGGAGTCGGAAGGAGACGCTGATGGCGACCGTTAAGAAGCGCACGTGGATCACTCCCTCCGGCGAGAAGCGGGAGGCGTTTCGGGTATCCTACACCGACAGGAACGGCCATCGCCAACGCAAGCAGTTCCCGTTGAAGCGGGACGCCGAATCCTATCGGATCAAGGTCGAGGGCGAACTTGCGCAGGGCATTCACACTCCAGACGCGAAGAGCGGGACTGTGGGACAAGCCGCCGACACGTGGATTGCGGCCTGCGAGGCGAACGGCTGCGATCTAACGACGCTCAAGACCTATCGGGAAATCGTGAACCGCCATATTCGCCCTCACCTTGGCGGCGAGAAGCTATCCCGCCTGTCAGCTCCGGCGGTTGTCGAGTTCCGGGACGCGCTGATGGCGACACGATCACACGCCATGGCCAGCAAGGCCGTTCGTCACCTGAGTATGATCCTGGCCGAAGCGATGCGCCGTGGTCTGGTAGCGCAGAACGTCGCTCGTGCAGTGAAGGTGAAGCGGCCTCGCGGTGAGAAGCGCCAGCGCCTCGCCAAGCGAGCTGAAATTCCGCCGATAGAGCATATCCGGTTGATGCTTGATGCTGCGGATCGGCTCGGCAACGAAGATCCACGGTTGCCGGTGGTGCTGCGCGTGGTGATGCTCGCCGGACTACGCGCCAGCGAGGTTCGTGGATTCCCCTGGAGCAACGCGAACCTGAAAGCGCCGGACCTCACCGTTACCCAACGGGCCGACCGCTGGAACAATATCGGCCCACCGAAGTCTGACGCCGGTCACCGGTCCATTCCAATAGGACCGTCTCTCGCAACGGCGCTGAAGGCTTGGAAGCTCCGCTGCCCGCCCTCTGAAATGGGACTAATGTTCCCAAACAGTCGGAAAGGCGTAATCGACCAGAAGGGGTTCATCGGTCTCCTGCTGAAGGTGCAGGTGGCTGCGGGGATCGCAATCGATACCGGCAGGGTGGACGCTAAAGGAAATACGATCTGGAAGCCGCGATGGGATTGGCACCATCTACGGCACGTGGCCGCATCGAATTGGCTGAAGGACAGGATCGACATGAAACGCCTTCAGACATGGATCGGGCACGAAAACATTCAGCTGACAATTGACGTTTACGGCCACCTGATCGTTGACGCGAAGGAAGACGCCGCTCTGGCGGCGGGAGCGGAGGCGGCGCTGCTGGGATGAGAGACAGAAAAGGCATAGGAGGTAGGCCAAGGCACGGGGCCGAAGCGAAGAAGGCTCCGCTCAACCTTCGTACCGATCCGAATCTGCGGGCCCAGATTGAGCAACTCGCGCAGCGCGACGGACTTTCCCTCACGCAGGAAGCCGAGCGGCTGATCCGTCTCGGCCTGGAGCGCGATGCTGCATAATTGGTAGCGCGCTAGTCGCTCTCCACTGGCGGAACGACACCGCCGATGTGAACTCCGCGCTCGATAAAGACGACGCCAGCGTTTTCGAAAGCCGCGCGTAACTTCCTCACGGTCTCCGGCAACACGGCCAGACGATCCTCGAACTTCGCTATCGCTCGAACGCTCACGCCGGACACATCGGCCAGCGTCTCGCGCGTCCAGCCCAGCCCTGCGCGGGCCATCTTGCACTGTGTGATGTTCATCAAGTGCAGAAATACTGCACATGACACCTTGACGCAAGTAGTAACGGAGTGCATATTTCCTGCACCGACGGCTCGGAGGTGGGTTGGCCCCCGACCTCCGAGCCTGACCAAAACCGAAAGGAACCTTCGGTATGGCTACGAGCCTACTTAATGCGGCGATGCCCGTGCATCCAGCGCCTTGCGCTGACATATCCCCACTTTCCCCACCGGCATTCGGTCCTCGCACAGACGAGTGCGCTGAGTGCAACGGGACCGGGCGCAGGTATCGCGAGAATTACGACATCGGGTCCGAGTGCCGCGCCTGCGATGGTCAGGGCCGGTGGGAAGCGACATGCAGTCAATGCGACAAGGAGGAGCCGCTCAACGTGGAGGGTCTCTGCGCTTGGTGCGCAGCGCTCTACTGGCAAGACACTGCCACGGCTAAAGCGCTCCTGACCAAGATCGATGCTTTCGAACACTATTCCGACCAGTTCATGGGATGGTGTCCAGAGGCTGCTAAGGGGTTCGCTGAAGCCGCGTCAGCTGCCGAGAGCGAGTTAGACGACCTTCGCATCAACGCCGTCAATGCGGTGGCCGATGCCACCAGCAGCGACCGCCAGAGCGATGCTTGGCTGGACGCCTGGTCCGAGGCCGACGACGACGCTCCATCGATCCAAGAGGTAATCCAGCAAGCTCGGCGTACCCGAGCTGGCAAAGCGTATCTGGAAAGGCTTGCATCATGAACGCTCACACGAAAATCGGAGTTCAGATCCATCGCGGCTTTGAACAGGGATCGGAACAGTGGGTTCAGGCCCGCTGCGGATTGCTCACGGCGAGTGAGTTCGATCGCATCCTCACACCGACGCTCAAGATCGCCAGCAATGTGAAAGAGCGGGCGCACCTTTGGGAAATGGCAGCTCAGCGCATTAGCGGCTTCGTAGAACCTCGGTACGTCAGCGATGCGATGTTGCGAGGCCGTGAGGACGAGGTCGCGGCGCGGGAGCTTTATTCCCAGCGGTACGCGCCGGTCACCCAGTGCGGACTTGTCACCAATAACAAGTGGGGATTCACGCTCGGTTGTTCCCCGGATGGTCTGGTCGGGCGCGATGGGATTATCGAAGCTAAGTCGCGAGACCAGCGGTTCCAGGTGCAAACGGTTTTTGAGAACCTATGGACCGACAAGGCCAAGACGATCCCGGAGGACTACGTTCTTCAGGTTCAGGGATCGCTGCTCGTTACCGAGCGCAAGTGGCTGGACTTCATTAGCTACAGCGCCGGTCTGCCGATGGTTGTGCTGCGCGTCTATCCCGATCCCGTAGTGCACGAAGCAATCTTGGACGCGGCCTCGAAATTCGAGTCGCGGATCAGCGAGGCGGTGGCCGCTTACTACGGAGCGCTCAAAAAGTACCCGAAGCGCCTCACCGCCACAGAACGCCACATCGAAGAGGATATGGTCATATGATGATCGACATGGGCGACTTCATCGCGGCACGAAGCGACCAGCTCAACGCCGACGATCTTCTCACCGGCCCGCGCACAATCAGAATAACGCGGGTGACAGCATCGCCAGACGCCAAGGAACAGCCTGTTTCCGTGCACTTCGAAGGTGACGACGGGCGACCGTTCAAGCCGTGCAAGACTGTTCGCAGGATCATGGTTGCCGTTTGGGGCAAGCAGGCCAGCAAGTATGTTGGCCGCTCAATGACGGTCTACCGAGACCCGACCGTACAGTTCGGCGGGATGCAGGTTGGCGGCATTCGGGTGAGCCACATGTCCCACATCGACGGGAAGAAGACGGTTGCGCTCCTGGTTACACGCGGGCGAAAGGGTCAGTTCACAATTCTGCCACTGAAGGACGCTCCGAAAGAGGACGCCGCAGCGAAGTGGTCTGCGGCCTTTATCGAGAAGCTGTCCACGCTTCCTGATGTCGAAGCCATCGAGGCGTTCGAGGGAGAGAAGGCGTCCAGGCTGGCTGAGCTGAAGCGAGTTCGTCCGGAGCTTCATGAGACCGTCTCCGCCGCTCTTGTCGAGCGCAAGGCTTACTTCGGCGAAGTCGAGTTGGAGGATGCTTTCGCGGAAGAGCCGTGACGCCCGCGTTTCTTGGCCTTGCGCCAAGCCACAAAAGCGATCTCGCATAGCTTCTGCAGTTCGCCAGGATCGTCTATGAACAGGGCCACGCCAGCTCCGTCTAGCTGCGTCGTGATGTAGAGCGAGTCAGCGTGATCAGCGACGATCAGCCGCCCTCTGCCCTTGGGGATGATGGTGGTCACACCGCCCAGCGATTGAACAGCCGCCGAAGCAGATAAGACCGGCCAAGCGAAACCAACGTGAACAGACCAGCTATGGCCAGATGCTCGGCTGCGGGAATGTTGATCCCGAACAGCGGGAAGATCACAAACTGAGCAACCGTGGCGACGACGTACCCGATCAGGACGTTCACTGTCGCCTCAACGGCGCTTAGCCTCCGGGACTGGCTCACGCCGCCGCTTTTCGCCGTTTCCATTTAAGAAACGACGCCCCCTCGTGCGGGTCTGCAAAACAGGTGAGCGAGTTCAGCTTGTTGGCGTACGGATCGACCACACAGACGATTGAGGAGCCGTATTCCTGCTCTCCGAAGCCCAAGTGGTCTGCATATGAATCGTTGAATTTATAGCCGCGAACCCGCGCCAGCCAGTAGACGAAGCTGCGATGGTCGTGTTCTTCCTGGTGGAGCGCCCAATTGTGATGATGGCCGGCCACATACAAATGCGCCCAGTCCTTCATCTGCGCGGCCTTCTGCGCGCCGTGCAACTTGTTCCACTGCGACGTGCCGGGGAAGTTGTGAGCGACCCACGTTCGGAAAGTGTAGCCGTTCGGCGACTTGAGGATGAACTTGGCCTGCCAATCCTCCATCGCGATGGAGTGGGCGTTCATCCCCTCGATAATCGGAATGCCTTCATTCCAGGCGTCGTGATTGCCGTGTATCCATAGGAACCACGGAACGCCGCTCTCGACTAGCAGCCACTTGATCAACTTGCGCGCCGTGTGAACTGAGGTTTCCTGATTGGCGTAGAGCCTGGTCAGGCGTCCTACCCAGTTATTAGTCTGGTCTCCGCCAGAGATGGCGTAGAGATGCTCTGTTTCCCGCGCCAGATCGCAGTGATTGGTAAGCAGAGACCAGTTGCAGCCGTCGTCGTCGATGTGTGGGTCGCCAAAGAACATCAGCGCATAGGGGCCATCGGTCGGCACACTGAACTCACGCCAGCGCCTCGCATTGGCGTTCTGAGCGCGCTTCGCGAACCGCGACTGCATGATGTTGATAATCTGCTCGGTCGGCAGATCGTCGTCCGGCAGCGGAGTTCCAGTCGGGACTGCCCGCGCCTTTGGGGCTTCGAGCGAAAGCCCGCGCAATTCTGCCTCGCGGCGGCGATGCTCTAGCTGATTACGCCGTAGCGGCCCGTTGCGCTCTGCGGCGCAGACGTTGCCGTCAGCTTCCGCTATCTGCCTGAGTGCGGCAAGGCACTCTTCGTCGGTGAGTCTGGGGGTTGGCACATCAATGATCTCCGCCGCCAGCCTTACTTGCTGGAGCTTCCGTAGTCGCATTCGGATCAACTGAATGCTGGGCCTTGGCCCACTTGATCAGTTCGTCGAGCTGGATCCCTTGCTCGGTTGCGCAAAGCTGTGGGTCTGCGAGGGAGCCGTCAGAAAGTCGGTCACAGGCGGCTTGAGAAGCTCCGCTGGCGGCAGAGGATACGCTGGGCACGCTCGATCCTCCGGTACCGCCGACAGGGGCTGGAGGGGTGGATTCCTTGTGCAAGCGCCCAGCGCGAGCGCGAGCGTCGGCAATACGAGCTTCATATTCATTGGATCGCTCCTGGTTGATTTGAGCCTGCTGAGCTTTCGTGCGTTCGTCCTTTGCCCGGTCCTCTTGCTCTGCTCTCTGTTGCGCGGTGCGATAGTTCTGGACCGTCTGAGTGTACGCTTGGCGGTCGGCCGCACGGCCTGACTTACATTCGTTGAGCTGCGTCGTTCGGTTGACGGCGACATGCTTCCAGCCATTGCCCCACACGGCGAGGCAGACGAGCGCTAGGCCCATGATGATGCACACGACTTCAGCCAGCGAACGACGTGATAGCCACGCCCCTACGGCTTTGAAGATTGGACCCATGAACGCTGAGGCACCGGGGATCAGGAACCACGCCGCTACCCCGCCACCCAATCCTAGAGCGCCCAGTGTTGAAGAAGCTGCTATCCAGTGAGTGAGGAGGAACGAGAGCATCAGAGCGCCCTCGCCACAGCGTACGCAAGCAGCGCGAAAATGAGGACCACCACGACGGCGACAATGACGCCGCAGTTGCAGCCCTTGGACATCTTCTCCTCGGCGGTATCGCTCTCATCGGGGAACATCGTGCTCATTTCATCATTTCCCGTGGGTTGCAGGCCAACCATTGATATGGCCAATTTCGTGGCAAATTAGGCCCGCGTAGAGGTCCACGGTCGCTAGTGGACATGGGTTCGGGGCAAGGATCAGCTTGGCTCCATCCTTCATCACGAGAACACAGGATATCGAGCCTTCCGGGCAGTACTTCTGGATTGCCTGGGAGCTGAAGATAACCACGGCTCCAGCATCGCCCTGGAACCGGGTAGGAGGCGTGATCTCCGAAAGGTCACCGCGATAGATACCTGAATGCCGAACTGGCGAAGCCGTTGAAGCGGTTGCGGATATCAACATCATGGCTGCGGTGATGGGGAGCCTCATCGAGGCTTCCGATCATGTTCGCTTCCCGCCGCCCCATTGATCACGCGCAGCTCTGCAAAGACTATCGTGGACTTCTTGCCGTTCAGCCAATCGATGTCGGCACGATCGCCGTGGATGCTGATCGCAACTCCCGTTCGCCCGTCCAGCAGACTGACCACCCACGAGCCGGGAACAGGATCGCCAAAGTCTGGGCCTTGGATGATCTCGCGGGCCATCATTCGAGAGGCCCCACAGTGACGAATTGGAGCGCGTCTCGGTGGAGAAGCGCGGCGGCATAGATCATGTCGCACGGGCTAACATCGTGAGCGCAGATGACGGGATCGCCGGAGCTGTCGAGAAGGACAAGAAGAGCGCTGGCTGGCGCTTCGCCACGCGACCGTTGGAATTGCTCTATCGCCGCAGAGGTGAAGTTCGCGACGGTGCCTCTCGACGTTTGGTGCGGGTGAAGAGGAATGGGTTCAGGCATTGCCCAAGCCCTTCAGGCATAGCGCCTGTTCGGCCTTCCGACGCCTCACCAAACCATTGTGGACCCTGGTCCCCGGCATAGTGTGCCAGGTTAGGAAGGCGTTGCATCCACCGGCCCAGTCGCCAGCGTTGAACCTAGCCGCCATGACCGACCGGCAGAAGCCGGGATGCTTGGCCGTGCCAACCGGGCCACCGTTGTAGGCCGCGTCCACCGAAGCGGCGAACTCGTTGCGGTGCCGAGGATCGGAGAAAGCCGGAACGCAATTAAGAACGATGGGCGCGTAGTCGCTGGCCTGCCGTGCCTGTAGGAGCATCTGGCATTCCGTGGCCGTATAGCGGCGCATCTCCACCTGCGTGTCGCCGTAGCATACCTGTTGAAGCTGCGGATGAGCTGGGTCTGGATTGGGATACAATCGCAGGCCTTCAAATCCGGCAGTGAGGCCGACGCTGATCGCGCACGCCCCGGCGATGGCTTTCTGTTTCCGGCTAGCCATTGGGCTTGCCCTTCCACACGCGGATCAGCCAACCAGCGAGGAACCATAGTCCGCCGAGTGTGAACAAGATCGGCCTGCGCCAGCCAGGGGGGATTGAGTAGGCGAGGTTGTTGAGAGCGCCGGGGTTATTGACGATATAGACAGCAGCAGCGGTCGCGGCGGTATGCAGCCACATGATGCCGAACCTCCATGATCGTCTCCAATCGTCGATCAGACGGGACTCGATTTGTGAGAGATTCAACATCACGGAACTACCCTTCGATAAGGGCGTTCAGAGACCGGCGCTGAAGCTAGATCGGGAGATGCAACCGACTCCTTCGGCGCATGGCGGTGCTGAATTGAGAGAGAAGGCACCGGAGGACAAGCATCTGGACCCCGCTCAGCGAGCACCCCCCCCGCTCCATCAGCGGGGTCCAATCGCTCTAGAAGAGCCCACGCCCAGTCGGGAACGCCCTCGCGAACGGTATCTTCGTAGAGAGCGCTGATGCTAATCACTACGGCTTCACCCCGTCATGGGCTTCGTCGGCAGCAGCGATCAATTGAGAGGCATTCAGCTTCCTGCGATTAAGAAGCCATTCCTGCCAAGCAACACCGATTCTTAGGATGATCCAGATCGCAGCAAGTAACGCTGTAAGGTTTGGCAGCAGGTGGAAGAATACAGCGACCGCTCCGGTCAATGCTCCGGCGTCAGCCAAATGGAGTAGGACGCTATTATTATGACCGCCCACGACGCAACTTCCCCCGCCGCGTCCTCCTGATCCTGTATAGCAAGTAGCGCTTTATTTACCAACTGTTATTTCTGGAGTAATGTGCATCCGGCAAGACTTTTTGAGGGGGAATACAGGTGAGTTCCATTACTGCCGCAGACCTGAAACTTGGCGGACGATTAGTTACCGCCTGCGATGCAATGGGCAGCGGACACTTCAGACGGGCTGCTGGGATCTTCGCCGAGATCGCCGACGATCTCAATCGCGAAGCCGAAGAAGCCGATGGCCTGATGTCGGAAGAGGTATTTACACCGGCTGATACTGCCGCATCTCCCAAGCAGGAGCCGTTCCAGCCCGTTCACAGCATGGAGTTTTGCATGAAGAACGTTCACTCCTACGGGGCCGTGGACGAGCGCGGGTGGAGGGAGTGTGTCACCTGTGGCCATGTGAATGTGGCTCCTCCGGAGGAAGCATGAAGTCGGCGCTCAAGAGCAGCGTGGCTGCCAATCCGAATCTTCGCGTCGAGGTTGCTGATATGATCCGCCAGCAATGGTGGGCGCGGTGTCTACTTGAAACCGAGGCGGATAAGCTGGGGCTGATCCTGAGGGCAGTAATGGGACTGCCGACCAACGATCCGCCGTGGCTTGGACCCTCCGCGATTATCGACGACAAGGGGATCGTCCTCGCGAACTACGTCGATGAACAGAACCGGCGGCACTTCGCCCACGCTGTCTGCCACATTGACGAGTTGCTGGATAACCTACGAAGGCTGGTCGATCACCTGAAGCTGTCGGACGTTCAGGCGCACGCCTTGTTTGCCCAGGTGCGAGGCTGGATCAAGGAAGACGCCAGACCGGAAACAGAACAGGCAGAAGATCGAGTGCCGATTGAATATCGCCGAGTTAATTGAGGCCTCAGCGGGCCGATAGTTGATCGCATCTCGGCATTGCTGTTGTCACTGGCGGGGAGTTCTCAGCGCCGGTTCCGACGTATCCGATCGGAGCATCGAGACAATACCCAGACGGAGTTTTAGCACGAACCCGGCGAGGGCCTGTAGGCGGAAGCGTAACAGGAATCGTCGCAGCGGCGGCTACGGTGGTCTGGAGCGATGAAGGTCGCTCCGATTTTGATATGAGGGAGATGCACTTCTGAGGAACAGGCGTGCCACTGACGGCTATAGCTAGACAGTGTTCGAGCTTTCGTTCGCGATCCTGCTCAAGCACTAGCTGGGTGTTCGGGGTGTACCAGTTTGGTTGCTCTTGCATCCTCTGCTGCTCGCGTCCCATGGCTTGGCCTAGTAAGCCGTCATTCGTGACTTGCGCCATAGCGGGAACGCCGAACCATAAAGCGGCGAAGGTCACACCAATCGTAATCAGTTTCAAAGCAGCCCTCCCAGAAATAGCGCGCAGCCTGTAGCACGGCTGTGGGTAGAGATCACTCAGCATTAGTGTTCGTGGGCAGCGGTGACCCTAACAGGCGATCAATTGCCGCCGTCTGCTAGCCGCGGCGACGGTGACTCCGAACAAGCGGGAGATTACTGCCGTCCAAGTCGCTGGAGTGGTGAAGCTCTGTTGCACGGTCCAGTTTTGGCCATCGTCGGAATAGACCAAATCGAACGCCGTTGGCGCTTGAGCAAAGGAAGTGTTGCGTGACGTGATCTTAATCTGAGCCGGGGTGCTTTTTTCGTTTCCGAAATCGAAGTCGTAAGCGAGAATATCGGGTAGCGTTCCATTGGCGCTATACTCAGTCGAGGTGCTGCCGTCGAAACCGACAGCGCCGCCATTGGTCGTTGAATTGAACGGATGAAGTGCTGTGCCGCCGCGTCCGCCGGTATTGATCGCAGTGCCGCCAACGGTGGCCCGTAACTCGACTTCAGAAACGCCGAAGACTGTTCCCGATTGGACCGTATCGGCCTGAATGCCCCAGAAGCGATGCTTGCCAGCCGGGACACTTGGTAGGGACGCTGGCGCGATAGCCCGCATGGAGTAGCCGATTGCGCCGACCGCGTTCGTAAAGCGGAACCGCTCTAGGAAGTTCACGCCGTCGCTGGAGCTTTCGACATAGGCGCTAGTCGGGGCTTGCTGCCAAGAGGAGTCCTGCCGTGGTAGCAGTGTCACCTCAACGATCGACTTAGTGACGCCAGAGCCGAAGTCGTATTGGAGCCAATCCGATTCAAACACTACGGTATTGTGCGAGTAGATGGTGCTCGAACTGTTGTCGAAAGCGTTGGCTGCTGAAGTGCCGGAGAACGTGGTGCGAGCGCTGGCGGTTCCCGAGCCGGTGGCGTCAGTCCCCCCAACGGTTTCTTTCATCTCCACTTCAGCAATGCCGAAGCCGCTTGTGCCGCCGTTGAAGGCTTTGAATGGCCGGATTCGCCAATAACGGTGCGCTACGGCGCTCGGCTTTGTGAATGTCTTGCTTGTGCCGACAACCCAGCCGCTCGTGGTCACGCTCCAGGCCGTTGTCCACGTTACGTTATCGTCGGACGATTGAACGTCGAACTCACCAAAGGCGCGAGCTGCCGCGTCCTTGTCGGGCCAAACGACAATTTCAACGATGTCCTGAGTGACGCCTGAGCCGAAATCATAGCCAACGGACAGAGCGCCTCCAGAGCCTGTCCCGCTCCATTGAATCAGCGTTGTGGTGGTGTTGCCATCAAAGCATTGCGCGGCGCTTCCGGCTTGGATTGTGCCGGTGGAAATAGCCGTCCCGCCGGAGCAGACGTTGGAGCCGCCAGAGACGGTTCGCATCTGAATTTCAGTGAGGCCGGTAAATGAGCCGTCGCCAGAGTTCAGGCGACACCTTAGCCGCCAATAGCGGTGAGCTGACACTAGAGAGTGCCTTTGATGTTTACCGCGACGTTGGCAATGGTGGTGTCGGCGGTGGACGGTGCGACGAACTCTAGAACGTCTCCAGCCGCAATAGACTTTGATGTTCCGCTCGTTGTGGTGAGCGTTGGGGTTCCACCGGTCGATATGCTGATTGTGCCAATCGAGGTTCCGTTTTGCTGAACGTCCATGGCGAATGTCGCGGCGGGGTTAGTCCCGACCTTGACTTGTGAGCCGCTCATATTGGCCGGGATCGTGAAAGCGTCCACGGCGGCATAAATTGCCATGACTTCCGAGCTGGCGGGAGTGGTGGTGAAGAAAAACGGTACGATGCGTAGAAGCCCGAGATTGGTTCGTGCTGTCGAGGTATTCGCGACATCGGAAAGGTTATTCGTCGAGACGAGATCGCCGCCTCCTGTTCCGGCCCCAATAGCGGTACGGAAGGCGGACGCACTCAATGCCGAGACAGAGTTGTCGGCGTTCACTCTCAAGAACGTGATCGCGCTAGGGTTGGTGAGTCGGAAGAGGTTAGCGCCTACCGTAGTTGCACCGATATTCGTTCGGATCGTTGACGCGGTGCCTTCCGAGAGGTTCTTGGTGATCTGGAAATAACGCGCGTCGGCCTGATCCTGTGTTATCCCTGATGTCGTTCCGCCGCCCCCAGAGGTAGTGCCGGTGTTCTGGAGAATGATGTCGTCCAGGTAGAAGCCTATCGACCCCCCCGCGTCCGTGACCCGCAGTTCATCGACATTCGTTCCCGAAGGAATAGCGAACTGCGTCTTGGGGATGACGATAAGTTGGTAAGAGGTGGTCTGCGAACTGTCGAAGCCAAACGTCCCAGACTTGAGGTTGACGGGAGATCCTTTGGCCACTCCAGCAAGATACCATTGCAGAGTTAGCCAGCGCTTGCTGTTCCACGTCGCCTTGGAGCGGATTTCCAGCGTGAGGTTGCCGCTTCCGTCGAACGACTCCGACGAGCTGCGGACGAATTTCACATAGGAACCGGCGGTAACGCTTGTCCCCTCAATGCACTTCGTTCCGGAATAGGGGTTATTGGTGCTGTTGACGGTGAAACCAGACCCGGAGGCTGTTGGTGTCCACTCGGTTCCCTCATCGTAAATCGTCTCGTTGGTGATCCCCGAAAGAGACGTTGCCGCAGCGGGAACGAGCACGAAGGTAAGGTAGAGCTGCGAGGATGAATCAACCGAAGGCTGCGATGGGTTGGCCGCTGCTGTTCCCGTGATCTTGCCGAACGTGCCGGAGGTATCGACATAGAGAACGTCGATACGCGGGTTCGTCGCGTCTGCTGTCGCCAGTGTAACGGACTGCGCGCTTGCCGAGTAAAGCGTGTTGTCGAGATAGAACGAGCCAGCCGACATATTGAACGTCAGTCCGGTTCCTGAATATGCTACCCCGCACCCGCTCACCACTCCGTCCGGGATTGTTCCGCCGCTTCCCGTTGCAGCAGCGATGGCGGCGTTCATGTCTGCTACGGATGGTGCCCCGACAGTATGATAATCGACCGCGATTGCAGCGGAGCCGTCGAAACTTGCCCCCGGCGCTGCGCCACCCGTCACGTCGAACGTCAAGGCGTCTGTGGTCGTGCCACCGCCACCGCCGCCGGTTATCGCAACCTCGGTTACGCCGGTTACGTGGCCATCGGCATCGACCGTGAATTGTGGAACGTGCGTTCCGTCGCCGTAGGTTCCCGCCGTAACACCACTCGCCGCATGAGAAAGGGTCAGGTCCGAAGACAGAGGTCCGCCGCCCAAGACCGGCGAGGTTGTGTGAATCTGGCGCGTGTTCGGGACGTAGGTGGTGGAAATGCTAGCGGTCGCCGCCAGTCCCATCTGCTTCAAATGCGTCAGGCTAAGAAGCTGCGCAGGACCATGCCCTGTGCCAGGAAGACGCCCAAGCACATAGCCAGCGGGAACACCTATCCCCCGGTTCAGTCCTGGAACGACTACGCTTGGCGGCTTCATTGCTGTGCCACCGCTGTTGCAGTCTGGATTGCCCCGCCCTGGTCAAGCTTCTGGAACGCTTCGCTCGGCTTCTTACCCTGTATCTGAGCGACGATCCCCGATCCCGTTACGGAGAGCTGGATCATGCTATTGAGGATTTGATCGACGGCCTGAGACTTCTCCTCAGGTCGCATAGTCGTGTCAGTGTTGACGGCTGAGATGGCCGCTGACTGGACCTTCAGAGCAGCCGCAATCTTGCCAACGATCCTCAGGCCATAGAACGGCCCCTTGGTTGCTGTTGCTATCTCGCCTTGGTCACCGTGCTTCAGGGCCAGTGCGAAGTCGGTGTGCGCCGCCTCCATCGATTTGAGGTCGGTGTAGAAGTCCTCGATCTGCTGGGCGTGCATGTCGGGATTGCGGACGAAGAACGTTCCGACAATCGGGGTGTCGGCCATCTGATGGGGCGGCTTGTAATCCGTCATCCGCCCGTTGACGGCCTTGAGGATTCCCATACCAACAGGACCGGTCCAGCCATCCACCCAATGTTCCAGTTGGATCGGAGAAACGTTGGCAACGTTGATCCCCGGAGGCCCAAGCCATCGCGAAATGGCCTTGGCCGGTTCGGTCGTGGCATTCGTATATTGCATGTACCCGTCCGCCGCTTCGACGGAGGAAGGCACGATCGGGTGGCCGGTCATGAAGTTGTAATTGGCGATCGACTCCAGCGGCGTCTTGATTGCCGTGGGCATCATCTCCTGCGGCTTGTATTCCCCAAAGAGACCAGACGCCCAATCGTCAAAGGCGTGAGGATCGTCCTTCTTCCAGAAGTCGAGGAAGCGGTTGACCAATCCCCCGAAGATGGTCCCGACAACAGGAGGATATGGGAACTGGATTCTCGCTCCCGCTATGGGGGGAGTGATGTAGTGCGTGTCCCTGATCCACCGGGGAATGGAATCGAACCGCTGATCCTCGGGGAGGTATTTGTCGTAATAGTAATTGGCCGCGTATAGCAGCATGGTCGGGATGGTGACGGTCGCGACCGTGAGACCCAACGTCCCCTTCAATCCGAACTTCGCAAAACCTTTCGGATCGTTGGCGAAGGCTTCGGCAAACTGCTTCACACCCAGTATCTTCGGGCGGAAGAACGGGACTTTCCGAGCGATGCTGTTCACCGCCTGAAGCGATGCTTTCTCGGCATAATCCAGGTAGGCTTCGCGCGAGAGAGTGGCGGACTTCAGGGGCGAAAGCCCCATGTCCAGCCCCTTCTTGTAGGCTCCGACGCGAGCCGCGGCGTCCATCCTCTCGGCAACCCACTGATAGGCTTCCAGCGGGTGCTTCACCGTGTTCCAGAGGCGGTTGTAAATCCCTTCTTCCTCGAAGGTCTTTTCCATGTCTCGCTGGAACCACTTAACGTCCATGTCGGCCAATGCCGTCCCGGCTCCGCCATTGGCCAGCCACGACTGGAAAACGCCGTTCTGCGTAAGCACATCGGATATGCCGCTCATCCATGTGAGGAACGGAGGAGGATGAAGTGGCGAGGCGATGTAGGCCGTAATCTGGTGGCGAAGGGTAATGCGCGTCGGGAAGGATGGATCGAGGACCACTCCAGCCCTGTCCAGCGCCGCGATCCTGTCGAGAGCCTTGCCAATGATATTTGCTTCACCGGCGTTGGTTGTGCGCCGCATCAGCGCCGCTAGAGCGGGGTCGTTCGCCTGCCACCGCTCCGGCACACCATTCCGATAGTAGATGAACTCGTTGGGTTTGAGCTTCCCAAATGCGCGTTCAGCAAGTAGCGGCTTGTAAGTCTCCTCCGGGGTGGAGTCCTCGTCCAGCCCATAAGGCTTGAAAGGATCTCCCTCTTTCGCTGAGACGGTAAACTTGGGATTGAACTCAAGCTGCTTCAGGCCGAGGTCTGGCAGCATCCCCCTTTCGACCTGGCCGATGATCGAACCGATGGCGCGGTTCCTGTCCGCCATCGCGACAATGACGCGAAGGTTGTCCAGTGTAGCGCGAACCGGATCAATGATTTGCCGGTCTGAACCTTCCATCTGGCGGAGAGGATCGCGGGTGTTGAACTTCCCGCCAGCGCCACCGCCGAACGCTTCGTCATCACCCATCACCCGGCGCATGGAAATGTAAGCGGGGTTGTCCCGCATCATCGCGTCAATCTGGCCCTGACTGAACAGACCGCTATCGCGGCCATATTCCAGACCGCCGTTCAGGACTTTGTTGAAGGTCTGGGTAGCCTTCTCGTACTTCTTCTGCTCGCCAACGCTCTCGGCAAGAACCTTTGCCGCGTCGAGGTTGAAGCCGGTCTTGATCCCCTGCTTGTCTTTATCGACCGTCCGCTTGGAGAGCATGTAGGCCAGCCAGCCCTGCATATCTCCGCCGGACTCTCTGACCTCATCAACCGCCTTCTCGATGGATGGGCTGTCCTTCACCACCTCGATTGCGTTGTTCTCGATCCTGAGGACGCCGTAGCGCATGAAGGCCCCGGCGCGCGTGTCGGAGGCGTAGGTCTGGCGGAACATGTCACGCTGCCCCACGTCCGTGTTCCGGTCGAGCGCGCCCTCTTCGACAAGGCGGCTGTCGATATTGTAGGCGGGCTGAAGCTCGCTCACATATTGCTGCAGTATCTTCTGCGGATTTAGGAGGCTCGGCGGTTTCGGAGGCTCTCCGATGTTCGCCATGATCTCATCGATCGCTTCTTCAGGCGTGTAGGTTTTCTTTGGCTCGCCCTCCGGCCCTTCCTCGCCTTCAAGTGTAGGAGGTTCTCCACCACCCGGAGGCGCGGGAGGTCCACCCGCTCCCTCGTCGGCATGGTTTTCTTCGGACGGGAATACGCGAAGGACGGGAAGATTATTACCGCCTTCACCGCCAGCCATTTGTGTTTCGCCGGAGGACTCGGTAGCTCCGCCTGAACGCCGCCTCCCATTGGCGAGATACTTCTGGGTCTCCATCGGGAGCCAGCTTTCATCTCTGGCAGATGGAACGCTCTCGTAGCGGATTCCTCCACGTGCCGTCTTGTCGGGGATGGCCTCCAGCATCGTCCCCGGACCCTTGGTGAGATACTTTCCCGCGCGTCCCGGCCCAGCGTTGTAGGCAATCAGCATGGCGTTCATGTCGCCGTGGAACCTCGCGTGGAGGTCAGCGGCGATCTTGTGGAACACCATCGCGTTGTTGTTCGGATCGTGAAGCCACTGAGCCAGCTCGGCTTGGCTCATTCCCTCCCCGAACCCGTACTGGCGGGCCGTCCCCACCATGATTTGGTGCTTGCCGATAGCTCCCTTCGGGGAAACGCTATCGTCGCGCGATCCCTCAAGCGCGGTGGACAAGTCCTCGAAGGACGTGACTACCGGCGAGTGAGCCATGTGACCGGGCGTCACGTTCTTCATCCCCGGTCTAGGTTCTTCCTCTCCGCCAATCTTGATCGGGGGAGGTTCAGGAGGGGCGATGGCGTGCGTTCTAGGGGCGACCGCGTTCCCGTTCACATCTTGCTGAAGAAGTTCCTGCCTTAACCCCGCATCCTCTCTCGCCTTGTTGACCGCATCCCACGGAGCCGTTCCGTTACGGCGGTAAATCTCCTGAAGGTTATTGGCGACATGAAGAGTCTCCGGGGAAGGACGGAAGACACCGTGAACAACGATACCCGCCTTTGACGCCCCGTGTGCGATGAGCATGGTCGCCGCCGCAGTCACGAAGTCCTGCGCGTCCGGCATACGCTGATTAATCGCAGCGCCCGTTCCTACCCCGGCAACTGTAGCGCCGCCGATTCCCCCAACCGTGGCCGCAACTGGCTTGGCCCCGACCTCTGCGAGTTTCCCGGCAATCGGTCCAGCCAACCCAAAGGGCGCGTTCTCCGCACCCGATTTCAGCGTGCGGATTGTGCTTGCGCCGACGACATGAAGGAAGTCGCTGACGCTATGGATTTGTCCGCGATTGTAGGAATCGAGAAGGACTTCCCTCGTGCCCTGCGATGCGATCCCCATGCCGGCCGCACCAGCAACGGCCCCGACAACCTCAGAGGCTCCAGTCTCGCCAACTCCCGGAACCGCAGCCCCCGCCGCTGCTCCGCCGAAGAATCCTAGAACGTCGGTGCCGATGTCGCCCGCCGTCTGTCCCGCAGCCATCGCGAGATTGTTGAGCAGGCCGTGACCGGGCTGAACCTGGAACGCTTTGTTTGGATCTTCACCCCTCGCCATGTGAGTAGCGATACCGGCGACCGACGTTCCCCATCCCGCCTCGAAAGCGGCCAGCGGTCCATGGGCTTCGGTAACACCCGACTGGCGGACATTGTTAGCGACGTAGCTTGAGACTTCCGGGGAATGCGGGTCGGTTACTCCCCAATGCGCCTCAACGTCCTGAACCGAGAATCCCGCGTCCAGAAGCTTCTGGGTTGTTCGTCTCTGGTAGTCGGCGACCTCCTGATCGGAAAAACCAGCCGCATGTAATTTTGCTATGTCGGCAGCGCCGGGGGCAACAGCCTGCGGCTTAGCCTGTCCTAACGCCCTGTCGTCGTGGAGATGGCCGGTGAACGTATCGACGATGTAATCAGCCACACCTGCGGCGGGGTTGAGTGCGTTCAGCACCCCCTTAACTGCATTTGCGACCGGCGATGGTGCGTCGGGCATTAGCCGCCCGTTCGCTTGAGATAGGCGTCAGTCGATTCGTTTGCTCCGCGTGGCGGCGGCGCTTGTCTGACGCCTCCCGGAGGGGCGACAATCGGCTGCGGCGTCCCAGTGGAAATGGATTTGATAACAGACTGCAGCCCAGCCTTGCCGTCGTGGACCTGATACTGGGGGATGAAGTGATAGAGGCCGCGTGGATTGCGCGGGTCCGTCATCATCGTGAGAGCGTGCTCCGGTTCGTATCCGGCGGAGATCATCTGCTTCAGCTTCTGGGTCGCGTCCCACGAGAAGTAGGAGAAGTTCTGGATTCCCGTCTGGTCCATGTTGCCGAGTAGTGGGTTGGACTTGTCGATCATGGGTTTGATGCGAGTCAGCCACTCGTTCAGCTCAGTGAAGGCGTGAACGGCCTTGGGGTTTGACTGCTTGCTGTCCACCGCCGAGCCTCTGAGGAATCGGTAGTCCTCATCGTTCAGCTTGCCATTGGCGTACGCCTTATCGACTTCGGTTGTGGTGAGGGGATTTGCGGTGGACCCGATCAGGGAAGACAACTGAACGAATGTCCCGTGATCGGTAACGGTCTCCTTGCCAGCAAGCTTGTCCTGCGTTGCGGTGTGCATCGCATTCAGGAGAGCTTCGATCTTCTCCGGGTGTTGTTTGGCCCCCGGCATTTGTGCCGCCCTTTGGACAGCCTCAAGCGCTTCCGGGGTGACGGCCATCGTAACCCCACCGGCTCCGTTATTCTGAAACAGTGAGGTCTCGATCGGCAGAAGGGCCGCGTTGAAGTCGTCGGAGTCCTTCTTGCGCTGCGCGGCGTCGGCGGTGTTGAACAGTTCCTTGCCCTGCCGAACCGCTTCATCGCGCACTGTAGAGAGGGCGGACTGCTGTTCAGGCGAGAGGTATTGAAATCCTACCTGGTTCGCGATGTCCTTATCCAGCTGATCCTTGGCCGGGGACTTGGTTTCGTCTCCTGTTTCGGCAACCTGGTTCTTGATGCTTTCGGCAACGCCGCGATAGCGGGCGATAACGAGCTGAGGCAGGTACTCACCTTTGAGCTCCGTCGCGACACGCTCTCTTGTGGCAACGTCGGATATGCTCATCGTCATGCCATCGACGGCATCGTTCATCGTGCCGATGGAGCGGTTTAAGTTGCCTTCCGATGGATCTGTGATCAGCCCAGCGCCAAGGGTATTTCCAATCTGCTTGCCGTTAGCAAGAACGTGGGCGGTGTCCATTTCGGCCTGGCCCGCGTGTACGTAATTAAACGTCTCCTTGTAGATGTCGTTACCGAGCGTGCTGGCAAGCTGCTTGCCGTGGTCGGTGCTTGCCCCGGATTGCCACTTCTCAATGAGCGGCTGAACTTCCGCCATGAAGCGGTCGCCAAAGTGAGGATCGTTGCGATTCTCTGGAAGGGCGCTTTCCGCTTCAAACCTTTGGCGGACATTTTGCTGCAACGCCGTGCCGGTCTTGTAGAGTTCGGAAGACTCCATGACGGACATGTGCTGCTGGACGGCGTCGGCAACGCCTTTCACATCGTCCGCAAGCTGGTGGTAAAACAGGCCTATCCTGCGTCCAGCGATCTCCGCCGCCTGTATCCCACGGTCGGTAGGTTCGATGTTCGACTGCGCGTTATATTCAACTATGTTCGGCACGGCCTACACCTTCCCTTCGACAAGGGTTTTCAGCTCGGCGTGCATCTCTTTGATCTCCGATAGCTCGCCCATGATCATTTCATGGTCCTGCTCGGCTCTGGCCTCGGACTTCGCCCCGAGGATGTTCTGACCGACCGCGATTATGGGTAAGAGAACCAACTGGAAGCAGTTGGACACGTAGAGGATACTGCCCTGATAGGCCGGGAACATTAGCGGCAAGAGGCAGAGGACGAAGAAGGTGTAGAAGCACCACACCGTCCCCACTGCCAAGGTCATGTGCAGCGCCAGCCAGTTGTTCAGCTTGGTCAAGCCGACACCAGAGACGACAATCCGAGCTTGCCGTAGTCTACTGTGGCGTAGCCTTCGATTGTCGGTCCAAGGGCGTATGGTGCGTGAACCGCCACCTCGTCAGCCATCACGCCGACGTGCCGCTCTTCCTCGCCAATGAAACGGAAAGAATAGAGTCCCAGCTTCCCGTGAGACCCGACCCGCTCAATGTCAGTCTTCAGCCTCCGGTCGGAAAGGAACGGGATGATCGCCGCAGCGGCTTTGAAGACTCCGCCAATGATGCTCCCCGTTCCAGCGTCCTTCGCGGCGGTCGCCATGCCTTTGAACTGCGCCGCCTGCTCCTCGTAGCCAGTGACGTTGATCTGGGTCTGCTCGTTAATGATCGCCTTTTCCAACGCACCCTGAGAAATGCTTGAGCGAAGAACTTCCTGAGCGCTTCCGCCGCCCGTCAGTCCGGCCCCGGCGTATTCCGCCTGTTGCGCCCCGATGGTTTTGTAGATCGCTCGTTCGGCCTGAAACGATTTGATCTTCCCCGCCTCTTCCGAAACAATGGCGTTCTGCTGTGCGTATTTGGCGGCTTGGCTATATGCCTTCCCCTCGGCAAAATCCCCAAGACCGGCAAAGATACCGGAGAATAAATCTCCGACACCGCCAGCAATACTCCCCGCAGCGCCCGGACTTATTCCCCCCATCAGACGTTCTCGTTCGCCTTGTGCTGAACTTCAACTGCAACAACCGTGCATGGATACGGACGACAAACTTCCCAGCACCACATATTATCATAATTTGAGTTCGCGTCCACTGGCGACCAGTAAATACCGGAGAATGTTTGCGTGAGTGGAATACTTACCGTTCCACCTGTTGATTTGAAATCACAAGTCCTCATCGTGAGGAAATCGACGCCGATCTTTACCCCCTGACTATCATTGAACAAAACACCGGCAGAACTTGACCGCCGATACTTACCCAATGATGGTCCGGTCTGCGTCATGCTTTCGTTTGGAGTTACAGGCCGAAGGATTTGCGCCTTGCTGCAATAGGTGTGTCCGACAATGAACGGAGCGCAGTATTGCTCTGCGAACGACAGCTTCAGGAACGGCGGAACGGCGGCGATATTCGAGCCGCCGGGAACGTGGCTTCCATCCTGCATCCTGTCCGAAAAGGCAGAGTCGAACAGGCTGAAGAACGCCGTCTGCCCTGCCTGATCCGTAGCCCCACCGCTGAACCAGAAGGACTTGGTTTCAGGATCGAATACGCCGTTGTCCCAGCGAGCCTGCGGATAGCATGTGTTGAACCCGGCGGCGTCCATCGCCACCGCAACGGTGTTGCAGGTGACAGCACTGTAGGGAGCGTAAACGTCGCTGGTATGGGTCTTGCCGGGATAAGCATCGTCCCATCCCTGCTCATCGATGACCTGGACCACCTGGGGAGCAGAGCCGTTGACGAACTGGTATTCGACAAAGACGATACGTGGGGAATTATCCGACACCCCTCCGCTCATCTTCGTGCAGACGAACGCAAACCAGCGCTTGGAGTAATCGAGGCCGGTTACGTCGTTGGTATAATCATAGTCCGACTGCCCGAGGTAGTTGTTAGTCTCGAACGCATCCATGACGGAGTAGGCCGCATCGGCCTCCGTCGTGGGAGACCAGTCCGCCGTCATGTAGCCGGTGACGAACTTGGAATGGTGATCCCATGTCGTTGCCCCGGAAGGATTGTTTACATAGGTGCAGGACCAGAACATCAGCGCCGGGTCGGTCGAGTATTCCGTCTTCTCGTTTGGAAGGAACTTGGAAATGAGAACGAGATCGTCCGTGACCGGGAGATACATGGGGATCACGTCCGCCGTCCCCGGCCAGTTGAACGGGTAGTCGTCCCTTACAACCGTGTAGTCAGGGCCATCCCCATTGGGTCCGGAACTCGCGTCCCAAGGGGTGATGTCGGTAAACCCACCCCCCACCGTAGGGCCGCCATAGGGAGCCGATGTCGGAAGCGTGAACTTGTAGAGCTTGAAGTTCTTCCCACCCTCTGCCGAGCAGTGGAATAGATACATGTTGCCGGAATGATCGAAGACCTCCCGGTTGCACAGGTGGAACTCTTTTGCCGTCGCTTCGGTAACTGGGTAGGAATAGGTCGCGTAGGCCAGCAGATAGTCGTGCGTGGTCTCGGTTGAGGTAATGTCCTTGGGAATGAGATAGAGGTAGGCCGAGGTCGGATCGACGGTCTGGTTGATTTCCCGCCCGAACGTCCACGGACCCGTTGCCCCGGTGGTCGTAAATCCAACCGGAGAAACAGCATTGTCCGAACCGTGAACCGGAAACAACGGCGAAATAATCTGCGCGTAATTGTCTTGAAGTCTAAAGCAATACAGCTCGCACGACTGCGAATTGATCCAGAAGTTACCAGTATATGGGTCCGTCATTCCCGGACCATTGCCGCCGTCATTTACGGAATTGGCGTGGAAATCCAGCGTACACCTACGATACGTTCCATCGCTTCCGCCAATACCAGATGGAACTGTCTTGGTACTATCGTATGTCGAATAGAAGGTTACGGCGTCGGTATCGATGTCCTTGACGCAGACGGAGGTATTGAAGTGGGTGGCCCTGCTTAAAGCGGCTCCATTGGCATAGGCGGTCTGGCCATCCCACAGGGTATGTCCTGTAGTATTTGTCGTCGGTGAACTGGGAGTGTTCTCCGCATAGATATACATGAGCTTGCGGCGAACGGGGTCCCACTGAATCCCTTGGTGGTTCTGGCTGGTGCAGAGATTGACGCTTGAGTAGGATGAAAGCCCCGCGATGTAGGAGACGCGGGTGGAGTCGTAGTTCTCTTTGGCTTCCATCACATAGGTTGTGACCGGCGCTCCGGAGTCGGCGGGGGCCGCAAAATCTACAGACAGCGATGTGCAACCGGCGGCGGAAAGGCTCGCCAGATAAGGCGTTGTGAACAGAGACCCGGCAACATCGAGGGTGAGGTCTACCGTCCCCCCTGCTGATACCGTGTAGTCACCTAAATCGAGACCCGCTCCCC